GTAATAGCACTTGTTTGTAAAGTTAATATTGTATTACTAGTTACAGATAAAATTTTATAAATATTAGTTACATTAATAGGAGAAACTATTTTAATATCATCACCTTCAGCAAAGTCTGTTATAAATAAAGTACCAGCTCCAGTTACTGTATCAGAACCTGAAGAAATAGAAACAGTACCTGTACCTGTTGTAAAGGTATCTTTATTTATTTGAACATAAGAAGTACCTGTAGTACTAAAATATAAATCATCTGCTTGAGCTACTACTACTCCATCTGCATAATTTACAATACCATGAATAGCATCAGTTGAAAGTCCAGAAGGAATTACTGAACTAGCACCTCCCCATTTTTCATAACCACTTATTCTTCTATAACCACCTGTAGTAGATGATTCAAAATTTTGTAATTTAGTTGCAGCACCAGGAGTTCTAAATAAAGCATGTGAACTTGAAACTAAGTCCAAGCCACCTTGTACAGTAATGGAAGCTCCCTGAGTTGGCATCTATGTTATCCTTATATAAATAATCTTCTATCATCTTCCACATATTTAGGTTGTGGAGCATTTAATTGTTCAATCATTTTATTTAAACCTTTTTTATATTCATCTAAAGCTAATTGTGTTTGAGAAATATTATCTTTAAATTGATAAATATAATATCTAGCTCTAGCTAATAAAACAGGTTTATATTGTTCTGGGAATAATACTTTGTCAGTATCATTAACTAATTCGGTTGGTCTATTGAAAGCATTGAAATAAATTCTATAAACTCCATCAGGAATTGGTGAAAGACCAAATCTTCTACCATCTTCACTTCTTATAATCTTAGTAGGTACTCCATAATTTTGAGTATCTGATTTATCTTTCTCTTCACCTTGAGCATAAAAATCTTTCCAAGTTTCTAATGTTACAAAAGGTAAACTTCTAATTACATAAGGAGTTGTTTTACCACTAACACCTTCTTCAGTTAATGTAAAACTATCCCAATCTACATTAGAATAATCTGTATCTACATCAGTTGAACCTGCTTTTAATAAGTACCATCTAGTACCTGCAACAGTTTCAATGTAAGTATTACCATTATAATTATTTTGAGGAGCTGCAGTTGTTAACCAAGACCATGTATCTTGTGAATCTACAATATCAAAGTAAGCTCTGTTAACACAGTTAGCTACAAATTTTTGAATTGCTACTGCTCCTGATACTGTAGTTAATTCTGGTTCATTTATTTCAACTAACAATTCGTTAGTCATTGAAAGATAAGTTTTAGCCATTTAACAATTCCATGCTCTTAATGATTTATTAATTCTTGAATTAGGGTCTCTTGCTGTTTTAGCAGAAGTTAATTTCTTTTTCATGCCTTTCATTCTAGCACAAAAAGATTTTCTTCTACCAGCATCTTTTTTAGTTTTAGGATTGGGAGCAGGTGGTTGAAGGTTTCTTTTCTTTCCAGTCTTAGTTCGACCTTTATTGTAAGATGCTCTACCCTTTGCGTTCAAACCACCTTTAGGGTCTTTACCCTCTTTACGAGTCCAAGCAGGTGAAGACAATATTCCCATATGAAATTACTTTTTCTTTTTAGACATCATACCACCATACATCATTTTCTTTTTATCAGATGCTTTAGCATGTACTTTGCCACCATGTTTATATTTACCTTTGTTTACTACTTTGCCACCTGGCATTGCTTTTTTCATTGGCATATTAAATCCTATTTGTTTATTAATTGATATAGTAGGGGATATTGCTACCCCCTACCATTTATATACTATTAGTCGATAACGTAGATAATTTTACCTACTGAATCATCTCTAAGTACTTTTCTACCCCATACCATTAGACCTCTAACGATATCGCTGAATGTAGCCGTATCTCTAACAGTTTCTACTTTGTTCATTGCTGAAGCAGCAGATACTGCAGATATATGACCAAATAAAGCTTCAGGCTGCGTAGCAGTACCTGCTGGTGTAGCACCAGTTAAGTCATTAGTTGGTAAGTTGTTAGATTTGTACATTTGGAAACCTCTAAGTAATCCAGATGCTACCAAACCGTTTCTAATTGAACCTTGACCTGCGTTGAAGTCAACAGTTAATAATTTAGAAGCTGTGTTTGATAAAACATTGTACCACTCAGGAGCTGCCACAAACCATCTGCCTTCTTCTGGAACGTTGTTTTCATCCAACTCTTTCGCAGCTAAAGCCATTTGGTTTAGAGGGTCAACTTCACCAGAACCGAATCCAATGTCAATCGGAACAGAAGTTGTTCCCATACCAGTTGTTACACCAGCACCTGCAGAAATTGCAGCCATGATATTTTCATCCATTGCATCTCTCAATTTGTACGCAGCATTGTCTGATGCAATCGCTTGGAAATTAACATGAGAGAATCTTTTCTCTAAGTCATCCAATTTGAATGCAAAAGATTTAGCTTGGTCAATTGTAAGAACAAGTTCTTGGTCTGTTAAGTTAGTTGATGTTACAGCTAAACCTCTAGTGTAATCGTTTACACTAATTTGAGGTTCTTTGATAATGTTTACTGTATCACCAAAGCTTGAGATTTCGCCCATATAGTCTGTGTTACAGATTGCTTCTGCAACAGCAGCTTTTCTTAGAGCTATTTGTACTTTCTTTGAATAGACTTCAGGAATAAAAAAACCATTAGTTTGACCTGAAACACCTAATCCAAAGTTGTACGTAGAACCACCAGCAAATTTTGCCATAGTTATACTCCTTTGTTATTGTTATTGGTTAATAAAAATAAGATAGAATTAATCTATAATTCTACCTTCCCTCTGAGCTTTTACAATTTCTTTTTCGTATTGCATAAACTCAGCATCTGACATTTTAGCAATATCAGAACGTTTGAAGAAATTTTCCTTTGATTGAGGAACTTGTACTTGCTCATTAGTCTTAACTAATAAATCAGCACCCTCATTCTTAGGTTGTTTCTTACCAGGTTTTTTATCTAATCCAAGTCCTCGGTCCTTCTTATACAAGTCGATTGCTCTTGCTGCAAGTTTACCATCAGAATTATTTTCGTATATCCATCTTTTAATTTCCATTGGTTGAGCATCAGCCCATTCATGAAAATCATCTGACTCTTTGATATTCTCAAAGTCTGGATGATACTTAGAAAGTTCTAACTCTGCTTCTCTTTGTTGTAAAGTTTTGTTAGCTTTCTTTAAGTCTTCAAGTTCTTCTTGCATAGTCTTAATTTGATTTGAAGACTGCAAGTGAGAAACGGTTTCCACAACACCATATATATCAGGATAATCATTCTTAAAAGCTTCAAGCTCTTCAGCAGATTTAGGTGGTGTATACTTAGGAGCATTCTCTCTTAACTGTGTCTTGAGTTCGTTCTCCTTACTATTCCATTCACCTAGTTTCCTGTCATAGTATCGTTTGAGGTCATCGTACCTCTTTTTATAATCAACCTTTGCATAAGGGGTAGATTCAACATTTAATGCTGAGTCTTGAACCTTATCCATAGTGGCTGCAGTACTGTCGTTAGAATCTTCTGGGTTGCTGTTATCAGCAGTAGCAGTTGAATCTTCTCTAGTACTTTCAGGGTTTGGCACATACAAACCAGAATCAGCACTCTGTAGTGGCTTAGGCATCGAATCATCGTTATGCCAAGCTTTCTTCATGTTGTACGGGTTTGCTGCGACTTTTTTTAGTCCTTCTTCGTTTTGATTACTCATATAGTCCTCCTTTAGGGCTTCACTTAACTGAAGGTAGCTAAGGTAGGTGTTTCTGTTTAAAACGAAGCTACAAGGGCTTACAATAAAAATTTATTATAAGGTAGCTTGTCTATTCGTAGAGTTACCTCTCTCTACAAATTCTTTATACTATCTCTTGCTGTTCAGCTTGAGATTGAACTCCAGCATCATAAGCTTCTTCTGCTTGTTTCATCATCTTTCTTAATTTGTCTACACCAAGATGCTTAACTGCTTTTGCTGTAAATACAAATTCACCATCTGATAATAATGCTGGGATAGAGTCTGAAGTTCCTGTTCCTGGTCCTTCTACTTCTCCATCATCTGTAAATTCTGTTGCAACTATCTTTGGAATAATTGCTTCTAGTTCTGGATGCATTTCTACTGCATCATCTAAAATTTTTTCTTCTTCTTCTGATAAAGCTGATGTATCTATAATAGCATCCATGTCACCCATGTCTTCATCTTCCATCTCTTCATCCATAGGTTCTTCATTCATTCCTAATGGTTCTAATAAACCTTGGTCTTCTTCTGCCATCATTTCCATATCTGTTTCAGCTTCTGCCATATTTTCATCTTCAACTATATCGCCTTCTGCATAAGCTTGATAATCTCTTCGTTGGTCATACTTACCTCTTTCAATACCAACTGCTCCACCTAATGCCATTGCAGGTTTAACAGACTTAGCTGCTTTATATTCTTCTAATTCTTTTTCTTGTTGGTCAGTTAATGGTAAACCACTATCTTGCATTGCTTGAAGTTGTTCCATTTTTTTCATTTCAATAACTTCTCTAGTTGATAATTGACCGTCAACAAATTTCATTCTTTTCATTAAACCACCTTTAGCTTTTTTGATTACACCTTTACCTATTAAAATATCTTTTTGTGTTACTTCACCATCACCACTTAAATCAGGGAATGATTCACCACCATCTTTAAATCTTGTTCTTGAAGGAGATAATAATCTAGAAGGCATACCCTGTCTAGCAGATTGAGGAGTGTTTACATCATAAGGTGTAATACCCAAATCTTGATTAGGGTCATTCTTAGCTATGTAAGGTGGTTGAGACATAAGTCCACCTGTAGCCATATTAATAGGTTTGTTCTTTTTCATTATACTTCTCCAATTAGTAATATTATAGCAATTGATTATTAATTAGTCAACTGCTATTGTATTATATCTTTAACCTGATGTCGTAGGTTCTTCAACCTGTCCAGTAAATTCCATCTCCCCTGGCATTGGTGTATTACCTGGTCCGATTGGGCTTTCGCCATTTCCTGGGTTGTTTGCTCCTGGAGTTTGTTCAGGTACTCCTCCATAACCTGCCATTGCTCCGAGTTGACCAGAGACATCAGCTTGGTTGCTAGTTCCTTTGTTAACATTTTGTTGTCCTATTATTTTTGCGTAGATTTCTGCTTCATCTCTTGTATTCATAATTTCTTCTGGGTCTAAATCAAGTGAGTGTGCTAACTCTTTGATTACCTCAGACATTCGTACAAAAGGAGCAATTGCTGGATTCTGTACAGTTTGTAAGAACATAGTTAGTCTTTGACTTCTAACTTCTTTCTTCATCAAACTAGAAGAACCAGTTGCTTTAATTTCTAAATCACCTCTGATTGGTAAATCACCTTCATAGAATTGCATATTCCATTGGAACATTGCTTCACCTAAAGGTTTAATTAATTGGTCATCAATATTTTTAATTACTGTTTTAATATTTAATGATGCTGCTCCCATTAACATTGACATACCTGATGCTGTTCTTGTCATAGATTGAACACCAGTTTGTCCATGTGAGTAAGAAGGTAATCCAGTTGATTCATCTGCAAGTTGTCTAAACTTGTCAAACATTTGCATATTCTCAACTGCAGTATTTGGAAACTTCAATCCATAAATAGATTGTCCAGGTACACCTGATTGTCTTTTAAATATTTTACCAGGATGTATTTCCATAGTTTGATTAGATGATAAAGCAGATTCATCTACATCAAATACTAAGTTACCTGCTAATGCTAAGTTATCAATAGCCATTCTTGCATGACCATTCATAATCTGTTGAGCATCATCCATATTTTCTGGAACACCTATTCCAAAAAATGTATAAGGATTCTTTTCATACACAAATGCTTGATAAGGAACTCTAAAAGGTTTAAAAGGATTTTCTACTATTCTAATTATTTTTCCTCTATGCATCCAAATATTAACTTGAACTTCTGCATCATCATCCATATCGTCATCAATTGATAATCCTTCTTCTCTTGCAGCTAATGCATTAATTGTTCCCCAATATTCTAATACTTCAAATCTATTATGAGTAATATCAGCATAGTGACTTTTTTCTAAATCAATATCTGTTTCCCATTCTTTTTTATTATAGTTAGCACCCATCTTTATACATTCTAAAATAGC